CTGGTGACCGTATCCCATGCGAGGAAATCCGGCCAGATGACCATCAGCTCACGCTGGCTGAAATTCTGGCGGTAGGCTTTCACCTCGGAAATGGTTTTACAGCCCCATGCGCTGATATACCCGAAAGCGCGCAGCTTCTGGCAGACTGATGCCAGTGCAACAGCCACCTCTTTGGTGTCCAGTCCCGGCACACCGAGAATACGCGGTTTAACACCGGTTACCGACTCTGCCGCCAGCAGGGCTTTCAGTCCGGTATACTGACCGTTTTCGTCGGTGGTGCCGATGATATTGGAAACGGTCTGCGCGAGTTTCGTTTCTTCGTCTTCGCCGGTGCCGTCTTCCACGCGCACAACAACAGTCACTGGTTTTGACTGGTCGGCGATGGCCTGCAACGATGCCGCCAGCGTGCCTTTTTTACCGGCCTTTGCAATTGCGCTCTGCACATTGGTAATCAGCACCGGTTTATTGAGGGGGAAGGTTTCCGCATCCGCATCGCTGGCAGTGCAAACCATGCCGACAATGGCAGTGGATACGGTGGAAATGACGCGGGTGCCGTCGTTAATCTCCAGCACCTGCACGCCGTGATGATAGTCACTCATCCGTTTAACTCCGTGGTTAATGGGTGCAACTATTTTCTGTTGTGCAGAGCATGAGACGCTATTTGGCCTGGCTGGCCAGTGGATGAAACAACAGATAAAGAAAAGGCGGGCAATCAGCCCGCCTGCCTTGATTTGTACTCGCTCAGTTTCCAACTGTGAATTTACGGAGTCCAAACGCTAGACTATGAATCACCCACAGGGCGTTTTAGCCAATGTGTTGTATCCATCGGTTGAACTCACAGCAAGAAGTAGAAGTTATAGTCCCCAAATTGCTGCTAAAGAAATGGTGAGTAATATTGGTAAGATTGAAACTCAAAGGCTCTCAAAAAGAACCTTTGAGTTTATCTATTACGAGCGGAAAAAATGATCAGCCTACTGTTTTTTCCAGTGCTTCCTTTGTTATTCTTCCAAGATATCTTACTTTTCCAATCTCAGAGCTTTGATTAAGAGCGTTATTTAGTAAGTGTTTGTTTTTATTATCAATATTATTCACAGCTTCATTTATCTCTAATAAATACTCTCCATACTTGACATTTCGAAGAAATTTTGCTTTATCAAAATAGTATTTGTTCTCTGAAACTGCTTCTAGATCTTTTTGCATTTTATTCAAAATATCAACTCTTCTCTTGAGTTCATTTTCTATTTCATTAACACTATTTTCAAGATCCTTTTTACGGTTGCTTTTAGTTTGTTTAATTTGTTGATTTATTATCTCATTAAAAAGCTGAACTTCTATTTCACGTCTTTTTTTAACAGACCTGATAGATACTAATGCACCTATAAAAACAGCTACTAAGCTAAATATAGATAGTATTGCCGGGAGAATTGATAGTATTACTGGGATAATTGTATCAATCATAGCACCCCCTTAAAACTCAAAAAATGGTGTACAATCAGCAACATGCCTGTTATATCGTTCACATGCATGTATAACAAATATAGCAACAATACACGCAATTGGAGAATAAAAATACAAGTTATCATTAAAATTAAGATTAGGATCAGAATTAGGATTTGAAGAAACAATCCCAAATACAACAGAGAAACAAATGCTCACGAATATACCCAAACCAAACATAGCAACGTTCTTAGAAGAAAGCCCTATCGAGATCGCATAAAACGCCGCTGTAATATTTAATGTTTGTATTGATGGCAAGTGATCGGAACGCACAAGTGTCTCGAACCCCAAAGGTAAGAGAGGTAAAGACATATGTAATAATAAACAAAGGAGATAGTTAGACCATTCTTTACTAACACCAGGAATCCGCTTAGCCATGATACGGTAGAGCCTTAAAAGTCATAAGAGTGTTTTATGATGCTTAATTGTAGTTTCTTAAGCAAATTAATGCACCAACAATGTTCATAGCAATATATGACTGCGTATTTTTCAAACAATGATGGCATATATTAACCATTTCCTTTTGATTAAGGCATGTTACTTGGTAATGTCCGCTCCTAGCACAGAGCGGACAGCCAGATTAGGTTTTACTCTGTGCTATAGATGTGTAAACTCACATCCGAGCTAATACAATTTATCGCGGCATTTCCGGCCATTCTATATCCGGAGCATCTTCCGGCTGAACGCGATTCAGTAGCACACGGTATTTTTTCCAGTGTGTCAGACTTAACTTTTCTTCCTCGGTAGCCATATCTAAATCGACAGCATCCTGCAGCGTGGCAATAATTTCACCTGCATATGCAATCAGCTCTTTCTTCTGAGACTCCGCCGCTCTGACAAGTGCATCACGCTCTGCATTCTCATCATTCACCCACGCATTTCCGTTCCATTTCTGATAATCCCCCTCCGGGGAAATAGCTGTCACGTCTGGAGGTAATACGCCAAGTTCAGAAATATAAATGGCTGCTCCCGTTTTCGTTTCATAGACGGTCTTTCCGCGATGGTCTTCCATCAGTTCCCATTTCATTTCATCTGCATTGAAAACGGCTGCATAACCAGCAGGAATATCAGGCGGCGCAATATCTGTACTGTTTGCAGGCAGACCTGTATACGGTGGAATATACGCATCACTTTCCCCAATAAATTCATTGGTTCCATCAAGTAAATTAAATACGCGGATAGTTTGTGCTTCTGCACTCATTCTGAAAGCCATTATGCAAGCCTCACAATATAGTTAAATGCGATGTTTTTGACGGTGTTTTCTGTATTACCTGTAGCATTAACGGTAATAGAGTGCCCGTGTGAGCCAATAGCAACCGTGTGTGAATGTGCACCAATACCAACAGTATGATTATGTGCACCAATATCTACCGTGTGGGCATGATTCCCGGCAGCTCCTGATGTGCCATTAAACGATGGGTTGTCAAAGCCTGTTTTACCGGTTTCACCATTAGTATTGGCATTCCCTCTGTAAATGGTATGTGTATGGTTACCAGTGGTATTAGTGGTTTTTGTTCCGTAGTTAAACGTACTGACTGTCTTCGTGCCGTAATCAAATGAACTGGTCGTTTTCGTTCCTAAGTCCGTATTTGACGCACTGGCACTGTGAGTATGTGATTTAATCCCGTCCTGTTCCTGTGACAATACGGCTCGCCCACTGGCGGGTTTGCCCTTGATTGTCCAGCCGCGCATATCAGGAATAACACCAGAAGGATAGGCAATAGCCAGTTTCGGATATGCTGCTTTATCAAACGTCTGGCCTTGCATAATTGCATAGCCTGCAGGTGGTGTATCTGATGGCCACGGCAGCGGAACACCTGGCGGAAACGCTTCAATATTTGCCGAGCCGTCAAATTTTACGCCGTTAATTGTCCTTGCCGTTTTCAGCTTTGTTGCTGTAGCAGCATTGCCGGACAGCTCACCTGAAAGGCCACCGCTGAATGTCTGTTTCGCGCCCCATGTCTGGGCTTCGTCAATGATTGGTACTCGTCTTGCTGTAATCGTGCGGCTTCCCGGATTTCCTGAAATGCGCGCCATAAAAAAGCGGTAGTTGGCTTTACTTACAGTGCTGCGCCATACATGCATTGAGCGCCCCGTACCGGAATCATCACTCGGACCCACTGCGATGTTTATCAGGTTGCCATCAATGACGCCCCAGTCCATACCGTCGGGAATGTTGGTCATGTTATCAAGCCGAACGGTTATCAGACTGCCCGGCACAAAGTCGTAGGTCTGCCAGTCCAGACTGGATAGTTTTGCCACTGCGCCACCGATGCCCAGATTCAGAGGCAACGAAAAGGAGTTATATACTTCTCGCCATTCGGTCCATTTGCTCCCGGCGTAGACGCGCTCAAAAGTGCGCCCCTGTGTGGTTTCTGATTTCCCTGTGGTTGTGTAACGCTGCCAGACAGACACACCATCAAAACGTCTGATTACTTCCAGTATCCCAAGTAGTGTCGCGCCAACGGTGTCCAGCATCGGACCGTTTGTTGCCTTTCCTGTAACACTGTAAATACCGGGGTCGGTTAGAACATTTAAATCACCTTCGTAATAACGACTCTCTGACTGATGACCGACTCTTAACCACGGTTCCCACTGCGGATTTGATGCATCCCAGCTTGCCGCAAGGCAGCGGACATACATATTTCCACGGCGAGTGGTATAACGTTGCGTTCTTCCATAATTCCCGCCTTCGAGGATCTCAAGCGTCCCCTGAGCAAAGCCGCCTTCCTCTGGATAATTGCGTTCATATGAAGCTATAGCCGAGCTACTGTTACGCCATAAACCAAGATGTTCGGCGGCTCCAAGCGTATTCAGGTCTATAGTCGTACTCAAAGGGCGGGTAGCTGATTGAGTGTGACGCCATATGCCCCACGGACCATCAGAGCCATTCCACTTATTGGCGAGTCTGCGTATGTATACATTGCCGTCTCTCGTGGTAAAGCGTTGCGTACCTGCAAAATTGCCGGCAGCAAAAACCTCAAGCACACCGACAGCATTATCTTCCGGGAAATTTTTCTCCAGTGTTGCGTTAGTTGAGGTAGCTTTAGACCAGATCCCCAGATAAGCCTTAACAGGACCAAATGTATTCAGGTCGGCATCAAGCGGCATTTCGCCATTGTTTTTCATAAACGTCAGGCTGGTAACGCCAACATTGTCCAGAAAAGCTGATTTATCCTGGATATCTGCACCATTCTGATTTTTCGCCAGACGTGAATTTGCGTTGTCATTTGCTGCCTTGACCGCTTTTGGCGTTGCCGCCAATGACTCACTGGTGCTGTTTGTTGCACTGCTTAACTGAGTAAAGCCTTTTTCTGTCAGCGTGGCGTCAGGATGGCGGCGGGACTGCTCATGTTCTGCGATTTTGTCATCGACGTAATCCTGCGTCGCCATCACTGTGCTGGCATCAATACTCAGCTCAACGGACGCCACGTTACTGACAATAATAACCATGCGGCAGGTCTGCGCACGCCCGGAGCCTTCAGCGAGTTCAGGCTTATAGCTTTCTGCCATGTTGGCGACCGCAATCAGTGTTCCGGCATCGTCATACAGGCCAAGCTCACGCATCCAGAAGCCGCCCACTTCGGGCGGTACAACCAGTTCAGCCACGATATAGTTTTTATTCTTATTATCCACGCTGACTTTATTCAGGGCGTGACGCCAGACCTCATGCACCAGTTTCGTCTGACCGGCATCCGGCACCGGCAATTTGCCATTACCGTCACCCACGGCCATTGCAGACAGGGTTACTTTTTTCCCGCCGGGGACAGTGGCGGCTGCCAGCTTTGCGGCTCCGGCAGTAGTGATAACGGTTTTAAATTTCGTGCTCATTGTTTCTCACTTATCCGGGATAAACAGTAATAACATCACCATCACAGACCACACCGCCTGTATACAGACAGCCGGGAATGTCCTGGATAATGTTCAGGCCGATAAGGTGGCGACTTGCGGGTTTGGCATCGGCAATCAGCCGTTCCATTTCCAGATACATCTCCTCTGTGATACCGCTTTCCAGCACACCGATATCAAGGCGAAAGGTTCCGGCCGGGTCGTTTGTCTCCCACCATTCCTTTACGTTAATGAGATAGCCGAGCGGCTCCACCACACGCCGGATTGCGCCGATAGTGCCTTTATGACAGTGGATGAAATAGGCATCGCGGATAACGGCGCGTTTTGTTGCTTCCGGCCACTTTTCATCCCACCTGTCGACCGAAAACGCCCACGCCAGCCACGGCAGCAGATTTGCCGGGCAGGTGTCCGGGTTCCACAGCTCACGAATACTGACCGGTGTCTTTTCAATTTCCGCACAGGCTTTTGCGGCGGCGACCTCAAGCGGTGATGAGCCGGTCGGCAGCAGTCGCGAATCACTCATCCGAGCCTCCGGTCACGACGCGGTATTCGGTACAGAAAGACGCCTGCGTACTGTTGAGCACGATGTCGGCCAGCGGTGCAGCCAGTTCGACACGCTGCACACCTTCCACATGCAAAGCGGCATAAATGGCAGACAGACGGATGTCGCGCCCCAGCCGGTGCTGTGCCGTGATGTACGCTTCCAGCTTTTTCACGGCGGCCGCGCGAATGGGTTCGCTTTCGGGACCAGGGTAAAGATACAGCGTGGCGTTTATCTGGTATTCAACAATGGCGGCAGACTGCACGGTCACGCGGTCGGCCACCGGCCTGACGTCCTCGCCATTAAGGGCGTTACGCACCACCGCCAGCAGGTCTTCGGATGCGACACCGTTATTTTCGCGGGACAGCACGGAGATAGTGACACAGGCCGGAGACGGACTGGTGACAGAGATATCCGCGACACGCCCGTCGGCACTGCGACCATGATACTGATAGGCTCCCACCGACCCGGCGACGCTTAAACCTTCAAACGCCTGCTGAATACGCAGACGATAATCGGTGTCAGATTCCATCACGGCCGGTGTCGGCGGGAGGGTCGAATCATCTGCCGGGGTGATAATCAGGCGTGTGGTGTTGTAATTGGCACCAATCACATCAAGGTCATTACCGGTGGCACAGGCCAGCATCACCGCCCGTGCGGCCTCATTCACACGCTGACGCCAGATAAGCTCACGATAAGCATTTTCCTCCAGCAGTTTGACGAGAGGCTCGGAT